CTCCACTATCGACGACCTTTCCCGTAGGCACAAGTCTAATTTTCAGGAGTTATGACCCTGACTAGAGTACGTGTGTCACATCGAGATCGTCATCGGTTCCTTAGGACGGGTCACTAAAGCAACTTTTCTTATAGAAGGAATTCCGTTTTGGTTTTCCATTACTTGAAGAGTTGTTTGGTGTAGTGTCTTAAGGATTTGTGATAGTGGTTCTGCTTCGTATGTTTAATCTCCATACGAAAGAGAGTGTCCAAAGATGGCTAATCACCCCAAAAAGGTGCGGCAGCCACGCGTTCGCAGACCCAAACGGGTTCCGGAAACCGGTCCGAAAACGTGGTCGTCAACGGTTAGATTACAGGCTAGAGGTCGAACGTCGTTCTATAATGGAACGACGCAAGACAACCAGTCAAGTACTATCCATGACAAAACACGTACTTCGGTACGGAATCCAAAATGGAAGACGCAAGTGGCCAATGGCCAACAAGCAGGTACTCCATTTACTGCGAGCGAAGTTCGAAGGACGTTGTACGAGGATGGTTTCACTACGGTGACCATTAAAGCTGGTACAAAGGATCGACCAGAATATTACACGGAGTCGTTCGCCGGTACCTTAGGGTATACGGTGAATGCTCCTAGTATGATTCTTAGTCGTACCTCTTCCGCTGATAATGAAGCACTTAAGCGAGTTTATGCTGCCATTAAGCAACAGCAGCAAAACTTCTCTGGAGGAACCTTTCTAGGTGAATTCAGGGAATCGGTTAAGATGATACTGAGACCTGCGAGCGCTTTGCGCGATGGCATCTCTAAATACTCCGGGATCCTCACTAAAAGGATGAACGGAGCTATTTCAAGAGGTCAGTCGCGTAAACAACGTTCGAAGGCGCTGCTAGACGCAGCTTCAGGATCATGGCTCGAAGCTAGTTTCGGTTGGGCCCCTTTAATATCGGACATAAAGGGGTTAGCCGAGACGGCCGCGAGATTTCAGTATGACTTCCGTCATGCTGAAGTTCGTGGTTATGGTAAGACGGATAAGGTGTTCGAATTCGAACCAGACACTATTCATCTCGCAAACTATCTGAATGGACATGTCCTTCAGAGAGATCGCGGGAGACATCTTGTCGTGTATCGAGTTGGCATCTCGGCCGTCAATACCAGTGACTTTGGATCAATAAATAGGCTCGCACAGCTTTCGGGGTTTAATCTTAGTGATTTTGCACCGACTTTGTGGGAGCTTACGCCTTGGTCCTTCCTGGTTGATTACTTCACCAACCTGGGCGATGTCATTAATGCCGTGTCGACTGGTACTGCCAGTGTGAAATGGGTAAATAAGTCTGACGTTTTGTCTTGTACACGTACGGTTAATACCGGATGTACTATAGACGATATGGCCAGGCAGATTTCCGATGTTTCACACAGCGTATCTAATCTTCACACTATTAATGGTTTCGGTCGATCAGAAGTAGTTCGTAAAGATGTTGTTAGATCACAACCGGCTAGTTTGCCTGTGCCGTCCTTGGAGTTCTCCCTACCCGGGAGTCCTTTTAAGTACGCCAACATACTAGCTCTAGCGATTCAGCAAGATCGAAAGCTCTTAAAACTTGTCCGTTAAGGATTTATTTCATGGCCTTTTCTCTTACTTCGCCGGTAACAGGCACAGCACAGACCGGTCTCACTGGCCCTACTTATACGTTGACTCTGGACACTAGTCCAGATGCCAATGCTAAGCAGTGGGCAGTTACCGCTCTGGGTGGGACTCAGACGGGCGTTCTCGCCCATTCAGTTTCCGCACCGTTCACGACCTCGATGTTTCGGCCCAAGGCTTATCAAGTCCTTGGTAAACCGAACCCGACCACTGGGTTGATTAGTAAGGTTCCTCGGAACTCTTACAAAATCATTACCCGCAAAGGGGTTCTGCCTCTGGCAGGTCAACCGAGTCAAAATCTCGTCATTACGACGCTGATTGATGTCCCGGCTGGCTCTGACTTGGCAGATCCGAACAGCGTTCGTGCTGCTCTTTCGATGCATATCGGTAGCCTTTCTCAGGCTTCCGCTGGCGTCGGTGACACTACGGTCGTTGGCGTACTGTAACTCGTGAGAGTTTGTCAGTGCGCGCCTGGTCTATGATCAGGTATTCCTTTATGGTTGTGAAAAGTACTGAGGTGGTGTATGCGTGATTACGCGAAACTGTACCAGAGTCTTCTCGAAGATTTGGGACCGCTTGCTGATTCTTCGGATTTCATCCGAAGTGACATGCTTCCAAAAGAAGCAGCGGCATTCTCACTAATGAATAGCTTATATAAAAAGCTAAGTCCATTTGGTGATAGCAAAGACGCCGATGCAAACGCGTTGAAGCTCTTTTTGGAGCTCAATACGTCTATCGGTGAATTTGTTGAACCTCGGGATAGTGAGGCCAATAGTTACTTGTACGACTTGTTTAAAGACGAGATGTACAAGGCGTTGGTGCCAGGTCCTGATGAGCCCCAGTTCGATGTCGATTTTATCGGCGAGAACATGGGTGTTGGGCCCGGAGCCAGTATTGGGACGAACTCAGACAACTTCTATACGAAGATGTTTGATAGTCCCCTTACGGCCACCGACCCATATCTCATTGCCCTTTTTAGGGCAGCTATCAGTAGAACCGATAGTTGGGCTGAAGCCGAAAAGCTCAGATTCCAACGGTTCGGCAACTTGATAGTCGAGGGCAACCGTTTGTTCTTCGCTAAGAAGAACGCACTTGTGTCGCGAACTTGCTGTACCGAGGCTTCTGCAAATATGCTAATGCAGTCTGCCCTCGGAGCGTTTGTTGAACAACGTTTGGCTAAATGTTTCGGCATTCGCCTAGACAAACAGCCTGACGTCAACAGACGGCTAGCGCGCTTAGGATCGCTAAATGGTATTTATTGTACCATCGATTTGAAGAGTGCTAGTGACAGTATCAGTTGGTCCTTTTGCCAAAAAGTAATTCCTAGGAGCCTTTTGGGGTTCTTTCGGTTATTTCGAAGCCCGGTCACTATTCTTCCGAATGGTGATACGGTGGACTTGAACATGATAAGTACGATGGGGAATGGTTTTACTTTTCCCCTTCAAACTCTAATGTTCGCGTGCGCAGTAAAGGCCGTCTACGTGTCTAAGGGTATCACCCCCGATGCACGGTCAGACGAACCCAATTTTGGAGTCTTTGGTGACGACATCGTCGTTGTCAAAGAAGCATACCACACTGTGTGTGGGCTGCTCTCCAGGTTTGGGTTTATCGTAAACGATGGCAAGTCGTTTTCCGACGGTCCTTTCCGCGAGTCTTGCGGATTTGATTACCATAACGGTTATCCAATCCGCGGCGTTTACATAAAAACGCTCGAGACTCCACAAGGTGTGTATTCCGCTTATAATCGTCTAGCGCGGTGGTCTGCGGTGCACAGAATACCTCTGGTCCGGTGTCTTCGTCTCCTACGAGAGTGGGCTAGGTTCTATCCTATTCCATTCTCGGAGGCTGATGATGCCGGATTCAAGGTACCAAGTGCACTTAAACCTACTTCCGTCAACGAGGAGGACTGGACCATCTATAAAAAGATGGCTCCGCGTCCAACTCAGAGACGGATACCGCGTAACACGACCGAGAGCAAGGAGTTTGGCTTTGAGGATTTTAACCCTCATGGTTGGCTTACTTGCTTTTTGGGCGGATACGCACATAACCCGGATAGAGATCTCAATTCTGAATCGGATCGATGTGATAATCGACCGGTTGTCTTCGACTATGACCGAATAGGTTATAGACCGAAGCAGAATGATTTCTTACCCAGGTACCCGAAGAAGAGTTTAATCCCGTATTGGGATTACTTCGGTGCTGAGGACCCGCGCTTTCCGCGCGGGTCCTTCCAAGACTGGAAAGTCTTGGTGGAACTCTCTCATATTTAAACATGATTGAGTAGGGCCCTCAAAAGCCC